GTACTTCTTTACGTAGTTCTTCACTACCTCTCCACATCCAGGTAGATGTTCTTGTCATATTCAGGGAGCTACCACGCGCAGTTTCACTAATACCGCTTATCACGAGACCTTCTGTCGAGGGCAAGTAACGATACGACGTTTCCTCCTCGCTATTAATGAAGAAAGCGTTTCTTTCAGGGTCAAAGCGAACATGAGCGACTGGCATGCTGGTTATGGGTGATACAAGCATAAAGTGTAATACATTAGTTTCAGGATTGCTCATTAGATTACGGAAGTACCAGATTACTTGTGCACTGGTAGTATCTGTTGGTATGTTGTTTTCGATGTTGAATAGAATCTTCCTAGGTCCTACACCTTCGGTAATGCGCAGTACGTTCCAAGGCGTGACATTTGTGAGGTACTTACCGGCGACTCCTTCATCAAACACAGGGTCCAACGTCCGAGTTTCTGGTACCGTAGGCATTATAGCAACATCCGGGTCACACTTAATGAGTACAAAGCGTGAAGGACCTGATTTATGCAACATGATAAGCTCAAACATCGTGTGGTATTTTCCGTCTTTCAGACCATAGTCATCTTTAGCACGGCGAGTGCTAATGGACTTAGCGGGGATCATTTCAGGTTCACTTACAAAGAACGAAGTTCCGTGCCAGTTAAGAAGGAAACTTATCGCGTAAGGATCGGCACTAAGATTCTGATATAGCAGCGCCAGCATGGTAAGGGCCACATCTTCTACGTCTTTCTGTTTTTCGACGACTTCCTTCACTGCAGCCAAAAAGTTCTTATAATAACTGTTATTAAGTCTGTTATCATCGGGGCCGTCGACACAAAATTTGTACAAAGGAGTGTACTCGACACTACCGGAACTTTTGTCCATAAAACGAAAACTAAAGCCTTCAGGGACAAAGCGGCCGTCCAATATGGGAGGAACATGCTTGTGTAGTCTATCTAGAGTCCAACGAGTATCGGGAGCTCTAAGAAGCTTCTCTTCGTGATAGGGACCCATATTATTTCCATCAGTAAAGATGTGAATTATGGGTTCGGGATTGAGTCTATCACGAAATATTTCTTAGATGGGGATGTTTCTCGTTCGGTTGGAATTGGCTTCACTTTGCTGAGTTATATTCTTTTTAGTCGCAGATTTTGGGTTAAAAAATCGCATTTGAGAGCATCGACTATAGATGTTGAGATCCACCGTAGCTTCCGGTTGAAACGGATTTGACAGAGAATTTACAATGCATATTACCACATGTGGCCTATCAGTTATATCGTCTCCAGGCTGGTCAATCTCTCGCACGAAATCGCGCATACGTTTGTCCCCTGTTAGTATATTGCGAGTAGCAAGTTGATTTAGTGGTACAGTGACATAGGGATACATCTGGAGTTGGGCTATAGAAACGTCTTTAGGCGGCACTGTTGGATACCAGGAAACTTGGATTAGACCGAGATAACTTGTACTTCCGTTAATTAGAATTTTTGTTTCCAATAGTCCTTCCATATTTTTATGGAGATTGGCCCAGTCTTTAGCGAATCCAGATAGGTAGGGATTGTTATTGACAGCATAGGGTATGGAAAAGATGACAGTTCCAGGAGAGTGTTCATTCGTTATGGTGACACTTCCAGCCAATACCCATTGTTCCATAATAAACTCAAGCATGTTCCAAACAGGTACGGCTCCAGCTACTAGGTCGGCAAGAGGGGCAGTTGGCATAAATATTATTGGTTCGGCTTCGCTCATATTAGAGTCTACTGCTTGCATAGGACCAGCCATAGAGTTTTCCATAGGCGGAGTAAGACCATCGCCAGGAACAGTTGAAGCAGATGGAGCAGACACATTCATGGCAGCTCTACCTCTCGTGGTAGTCGGTTCGTCTTTCACTACGAGGTCCATCGGGGTCATTGGAGCACTATTAGCTATGGCAGGTTCCAGCATACCATCATCCTTCTTAATCAGGCATTGTCCTTCACAGAACATCTTATTAGCTCGCGAGAAGCAGTTCTGTTCTGCTTGTTTCTTGGTCGCAGCTGCCGAGACGAAATTAGCCTCATTTACTTTAATCGTGCACACCCAACTGTGGGGATTGTCCCCATTGTTGGAGAAACTTATGGTAACGTTAGGGGGGTTGTGATATTTTGTTAGATGGGGGAAAATAACATTATTAAAATGTGATTTCGGATCCATGGTTGGTATCGAGTTCGACACTACGTCTGGTTTGGAAAAATCACTATCAAAAAGGAGGTGTTTATTGGCTTCACCGTAAAAAGTCATATTATCTATAATATACCTACAGTAATGAGATAGACACTGCAATATGGTTTCGCGACCAGGCATGACAAATTTGAACTGGTTGATATTGTAGAACTTCTTAATACGCATGACATCACGTAAAACCATCCGGTGAAAATTGGGATCAGGGTGTAGAGCGGCTTCAAGAAGTGAGTGAGCACAGTTACTTTCAATCTGTTCAGACGTAATTTGCGAGAACCAGTGTAGAGTTCCAACTACAGATTCTTTTTTAAGCGCTCCTATCCACGTTTGCGTAGGTTCGTAGAACCACATAACGCGTGAACAAAAGTCAACATTCTTGTCACCTGAATTCTTATTGA